CAATGCGGAGGTAGCGGCAGAAATGTCTCGCTTTCCTCTGTGGTTCAATCGGGACCTCAGGTCTCCGACTGTTCCAGAAGGTCTGCGCCCATACGTTTATGGGACGCATTACCTTTCCACAAAACAGGTGCCATCGGCAACCATTTTGCGGTGTGCCGGTTCGTCGTCTGTGACGACGAATCGGGACAATCTGTTCCGCGCAGGGTTTACCCTGACGGAGCAGCTTCGTGAGGGCAAGGGCGTTGCCCGAGACCTCACGATACGTAGAACCGTCGGCGAAGGGTCGACGGCATCTATGTCTAGTCTGGGGAGTCTATTAATAGACGCCACAGACTACCAGGATTTGTCCCAGCAAGCTGGGCTGAATCCTGATTCCGAATCTGACCATTCTGGTTCAGAGGCGGAAGTCGACCAGGTGGGCCTCACAGAGGCCCCCGGGACGAGGGTCCGGTTTCGCGAGAAGACTCGCTTCCGGATCAAGTACGACGACCCATGGAAAATCCATGCTGGTCACGTGCTGGGCGAGTGTCTGGGAAAAGTTCCAGACACCGTCCTCTGGTCGGGAGACGGTATCCGTCTCCAAGACCCGCTGCCCAAGCGACTCCTAGGAGAGACTTGGTCAGGATCTGAGGCCAAAGTACGCTGGACTCAGATTCGTGCAGATGATGTGAAGCTTCATGTCATCTACACACACACCCATTGGGGCAAAGCCCTACATGCGATGTGTAACGAGCCCGACGGCAATAAAGTCGGCTGGGCTCGTACCTTGAGGTACCGAATCAATCGGTTTCTCAAGGGTGCGTCCGATCCGTGCCTCTCGGCACGGCAACGTGACGCGCTTCTGGTCTCGCCCCATGAGGTGCGAGATCGGAAGATGCGGTCGGAGAGGTTCTTAGAACTTCTCAAGACCGTTGACGGGATATTCATCCAGAGATATCTGGCGTATCCCGAGGAAGTGTGGACGTGGTCAAGATTTGACCTCTTCACACTCGGAAACATCTCCAATTTAATTGGAGATGAGTTCCTCGACGGTGAGGTCACTCAGTTGGCCCTCACCCTCGAATCCGCTTACTCTCAATTGAAGAGGACGCGGAAGTGGTTCAAGTCTCACTCTCATAGAGGGGACTTGAAACAGGCACTGGGGGAGATGAATGACATCCCCTCCTGGTGCAGGCAGTTCGCGTCCGTTTATAAGCGGGCGGAACTCGCCACAGGAGCGCGAAGAGTATATCTCTTCGGCCTCCTGTCTCAGACGAGAGGAGCGGGCACCCCGCCCCCACTCGTCGTGCTTCAGTCCAAGGTCAAATTCTTAACGACCGTGGCTGCTGAAGCGCCAGCCGATCCGTCGACGATTCGACAGATTAGACTGGCCGCCTACGAGGAGATCCTTAAGGAACTCCCCGATAGTGCGTTCACGGGCCTTGCGACTAAGTCGCGAGTAACCGTGTCGACCGCCTCGTGTTGGGAAAATACCCGACGCGAAGGCGGCACCACCGAGGAGATCAGAAGTCTGATCAACTCGGGGGAAGCCGGAGTGGCGGTCCCCGTGAGGGACCTCGAAACCGGCCAGATCGAAGGTTACAGAGTTCTGGAAACCTTCGACTCCGTCGGAGAATACATCTTCTGGTCCTGTTTGGACCAGGTTCTCCGAATACCATCCGAAGAGCGCCGCGTGGCGTTCTTAACGGTGGTCAAAGAGCCAGGTAAGGCACGGTCCGTTACCAAAGCTCGAGCTTGCCTCAAGGTCGTACTCGACCTTGTGGCAAAGATCTGCGCGGAGCCCCTCAAGAAGGGGATCCGCAGCAGCCATTCGGGGATGGCAGCAGCCAACCACGGATGGAATTTCTTCAACTCCCTCTCAGAGGAAGAAAGAAGAGACCTGGCGTTTTCTCTCGAACATCGAGAGGAAACTGCCTACGAAGGTTACGTCGAAAGGACGGATACCTTCGCCGACCTCTTCGTGTCCAGTACGGACTACGAAGAGGCTACAGATAAGATGTGCCACACGGTGGCCTCTGATCTGGGGATACGTTGGATGCGCAAATGCGGCGTACCCAACGTACTGCGACGGCTTGTGGCAGATACCTGCTTCAAGCCGCGCACTGTGTTCTTTTACGCTACGGGCGTATTGGAACACATCGGGGTCGATGAGGGTGATAACATCCGATCGATCCTGCTTCGTAGGGGAGTCCTCATGGGAGACCCCTTAACGAAGATCGTCCTGCATCTACTTAATGTAGTAACAAGACGAGTAGGAGCCCGCCTCCATGATGCGGACTTCTACGATGCCTTCTCATCTGGCGCCCAGATGAAGGAAGCATTTGACGCGGGTTTACTAATGTAGTAAACCGAGCGCCCCTGGTGTCCGACTGTAAATCAATTTACAATCGAACTGCAACGCAACGCTCCCACCCGGGAGAGCTATT